ATTCGGTAAGTTGAAGTACAAGAAGATTGATGACGGTAGTTATTGGGATGGGCTTGACCCTGAAGATAACGCTGACGATTACGAAAAGGTGTACATCTAATGAGTTACAAACCTACACAAGCAATGGCTGACAACGCACAAGCAGGAATGAATATGCGTGACAAAGCAACACCCAGCAATAAAGGTGGCACAAGTGTAGGGCTTGCAAGAGCGAATCAGTTCATCAAGCGTGAGAATGTAACATTAGATACAGTCAAGAGAACCTATAGTTTTCTTAAACGAGCAGAAGTATATTACGAACCCGGTAGCCCTACTCCTGGTACACAAGCATATCTTATGTGGGGCGGCAACGCTGGACTATCGTGGGCTACTAAAATACTACGCCAAGAAGGATTAATAAAATGATTAAAGAAGAAGATTGCTGCGACAATTGCGAAGAAGGCATTGAGCCTTGCTGTGATGAAGAACTAGCACAACACATTGAAGAACATATCGTAGAACAAGATACGCCTGAACAGCAGACCGATATTGTTACTGAAGGTGTGACTATTGGTATTGAATCGTTGGCAAAGCATTTGTGCTGCCAGAATAAGTTCTACATTATCTATAAAGCAATGGCTAACTTAAGCGGTAAAGAACTTACACATTTGCGTGATGAATTGCGTAAGTATGTACCAAATAATCAATTGCATCCGCACTTAGAAAGCAAGTTTAGACACGCTATTGAGAAAGCGTTATGACAGACGAAACAAAGAAGCGTGGTGGACGCAAGCCCGGTAGTGGCAGACCAAAGGGCAGCACAAGTAAACTTAGTGCGACTAAACTGTTAGACCAGATTGCTCAAACTTGCGGTAAGCCTTTTGAAGAATTACTTGCTGAGGGTTATCACTTGACTATTATGGCTGCTGATATGCCAGCAAGACAGAACTATGAGAAGATGATTCTCAATAAGGTTGTTGCAGATAAGCACGAGATTGACCACACTACATTGGGTAAGGCAATGACAAACAACTTTACTTTCCCAACTAAAGAACTCCCTGAATGGGAAACTAAGAAAGAACTGCCAGTAAAGTTTACTTCAGCAAGCAAGTAATGAGTAATCAGATTGAAATACCTTTATTCGGTGAACAGTCAACTATATTTCAAGACTGGCTAACAACCGATAAGCATTGTATAGACATTGTGCCTGTTGGTAGTGGCAAGACATTTCTTGCTGCTATCGCACTGCCTATCTTTGCGAGTAATGAAAAGTATCATAAGGGTAAAGACATTATCTATAGTGCGCCTACTGGGTCAATGATTAAGTCACTGATATGGGAACCACTAAAGAAATCGTGCATTGAATACTTTGGTTTAGTAGATGGTAAAGACATTAACAACAGTGAACTAACAATTAAGTTCCCAGGTGGCGTGTTCATTCGTTGCAAATCAGCAGAACAAAGAGAGAACTTACGCGGTCTCAATGTTGGCGTGTGGGTAGCAGACGAAGCAGCACTGTACACCTCAGAAACATTGCAAGAAATTACAAACAGACTTAGACCTAAAGTGGGTCAGCCAGACACACAGGGTAGATTGATTGTTATCAGTACGCCTAACGGTGCAGGACCATTGTATGATTTGTTTAAGATGGCAGTTGAAATGCCTGACAAATATATTGTTAGACATTTAAACTATGAGCAAATGCGCTCTGGTAATCGTGACTTCATTGACGAACAAAAGCGAATACTAAGTCCCCTCAAGTTCAACCAAGACTATATGTGTCAGTGGGAAAGCGTTGCTGACCAGTTCTTCTACACCTGGGACCGACATAAGTATTGTAGGGAAATAGTAGACAAACAACAAGACTTGTATACATTCCACGACTTCAACAAGCGTGTTATGTGTGCAACAGTAGCACAGGTGACAAATGCAGGAAAGCCAGACGGAACTATTGAAATACTTAAATCTTATGCAATACCTGACTGCGGGACTGAAGGACTTGCGCAGGCTATCAGACAAGACTTCCCCAGAAGACGAATTAACGCAGTCATTGATATGTCAGGAACTCAAGCGAATAGAGATACAACTTCGCCCTTTGGTATCACTGATAGAGTCCTACTTGAGAAGTATGGATTTACAATCGTCAACAGTAGGAAATCAAACCCCCTTATCACTGACACAGATAATACGAGCAATGGATTCATCAACAGAGGGGGACTTGTCGTAGACCCTAATGATAAGAAATTATTAGAAGCACTACAGACTTACCACTTTGAAGACGGTACACGCAAGAAATTAGTCAAGTATACAGAACAAAAATACGCCCACATAGACGGCTTAGGAGATTCAATTAGATATGGCATACACCACCTTTTCCCCATTCATCATCACACCATTGGCATATCAGAGTATGTTAACTCTGATCAACGCTTATCCCGTGCAGGCATCCTTGGGACTGATTATATGCCTCATAGCCCTCTCTACCCTGGCGGTCCAACTTGGGAAGAGATTCTAAAGGGCGACCAAGAAGAAGACTTTATGTCCTGGAACTAAATACAATATAGGAGAGAACTATGGCAGGAAGAGGTAGAGTTTCTATTGAAACACCAGAACAAAGATTTAACAAGAAGTATTTGATTAACGAAACAACTGATTGTTGGGAGTGGCAGAATGCTACTAACAATATTGGTTACGGAATGTTTCGCTGGGCGACTGGCAAAATGCGTACAGCGCACAGAGTTAGTTACGAATTGTTTAACGGACCGATACCTGCAGGCTTAGCAGTATGTCATAGTTGTGACAATCCAATATGTGTTAACCCAAAACATCTGTGGGCAGGTACATTAAAAGATAATGCACAAGATATGATTAGTAAAGGCAGAAATGGTCGCGGTATGTTAGGGTATAAGCACAAGTTAGGAACTTGCGAACATTGCGGTATTGTAAAGCCAATCAATCTGATTGCTAGAAACCACAATGATAAGTGTAAACATAAACCGCAAGTATAAATACAATAAGCGCAATGTGTTCTACACTCATATATGAGAGACAATAATCTATGAATAATTCAGATTTACTGAAGAAAAATCCTGTTTATAATGTAATTTACGAGCAAATGCTTGCCTACCAGTTGGCATATCTCGGTGGTTACAGTTTTAAACAGTATGTGCGTAAGAAACGCCCAAGTGAAGATAGCAATCTATGGATTGACTTGATTAATAACACAATTGCACAGCCTATTTGCCGTTATATTGTAGACACCATCAATGATGTATTGTTTGACCCGGGTGTAAAGCGTAATATGCAGTTCTGTACACCAGCAGGCGCATTCATCAACCCTAAAAATGCAGAGTGGGCAGACTTATTCCTACTTGATGCTGACTTAAACAACAGTAGTTTGACAGCATTTATGGAACAAGTAGGTGACTTGACAAGCATCTACGGACATTGCTGGGTTGCAGTTGACATGCCACAAGCAGGTGACGGTACATTAGGTCGTCCTTATACTGTTGCTATACAGCCCCTCAATGTATGGGACTGGGAGTTTGACTATTATGGTGGCAGACCTATTCTCAAGAGTGTTAAAATACTTGAGATGGAAGATGAGAATTGTTATTACATCAAGTGCTATCACTTAGGTGACGCAACAAATCCTTCGTATTATAAATCATACGAAGTTGAGAAGAATGCAAACACTATTCAATTAAATGCACCAGCAAAACTTATTGGTGAAGGGGTGTTCCCACTAGGAATGTCTATCCCAGTATTCATTGCTTACGGTCGTCGTGACCCACGCAGAATTGACTTAGGCGTATCAGACATTGACAGCGCAACAGATGCACAACGAGAACATTACAAACTAGAATGCGAGGCCTATTCTGCGGTACAATTCGCACACACAATCATTCGTGCAGAGCCAGGCGTCAAAGTCCCAGTACACTCCGGTGCAATCGTTCGTGCTACAGAAGGACAGATTGAAGCCATCACTATTGATACTGGTGATGTTCTTACAATCATCAAGAAGCAAGATAACATTCTAGAACAGATTGAAGCGTTGACTGGCTTAGGTGGTTTACGCAACACTAAGAATCAAATCGCATCAGGCGTTGCCATCATTGAAGAACGCAAGCAGTTGCATAGACTTGCAAAAGCAAAAGCAAGATTGATGGAATCAGCAGAAGAAACTATTCTTACCTATGCTGCTCGTTATATGGGTATGCGTTGGGCAGGCGAAGTTAGATACAACACTGACTACGAAAGCCACGATACCAACTATAGATTAGCATTAATCAAAGAAGCAAAAGCATTGTCTCCAGAAGACCCAGTAATCAATGCATTAGTCAATAAAGAAATTATTGGTATGCTTGCACCTTCTACTCAGATTGCTGACTATGAGCAACTATACATTGACACTATTCAAGACCCTGCACTAAAGGGCTTGATGACAGAAACTAATCAAGAAGTATTGAGTCGTGACCTTATGCCAAGTATGATCCCTGTAGAGAGAGAATACGAAGATGATGACAGCAATATGGAAGAAGCCAGTGAAGACGCTGGCGGCGATGATGGCAATGCTACATTACTTGGTGGAGCGGGAACGCCCATCACTAATCTAGGAATAACATATACACCTCAACAGGCAATTGCAGTGCAGTTAACTGGTGGGGTAAACACAGGTAGATAATTCTATTATACGAATAGAATAAATACAATACAAATCGGTAGTTACGAACAACTAAGGAACAATTAAATGAATGAAGATACTTTCGTTGGCAACGAACAAGCCCCTGAAGTAATGCAGGACCAGGCAACTGGTAACAATACAGAACAGAATGTTAATGCAGGTGCAATTCGTAAAAGCACCACTAATTCAATTCTAAATGCTCTCAGCAATGCGAGTGGACAGAACTTTGAATCAGTAGAAGCAGCGTTAAGTTTTATGGCAAGAACATCTGCTCAACAAACCAGCGGTGGCAACGCACAGCCAGTAGAACAACAGAATACAGATAGACGCTCCAATCGTGTTACAAACAATGACTTGGCTGAACAGTTCAATCGTCTCCAACAGGACCTTTCTATGAAGGAACAAAAGTTGAGAGAGCGTGACTTGGACTCAGAGATTCAGAGAGCAATGGGTGAACGATTTGACTCCGATCTACTTGACTATGCTTTAACTAAAGTAAAGTCAAACATTGAATGGTACGATGATGGTACCTATGCAATCGTAGATAACAAGGGTCGTGAACGCTATGGTATAGATGGTTCTCCTCTAACAATCAGTGGTCTCGTAAATGAAGTAGCGCAGGGCAATCCTAAACTTCTTCGCCAGAGTAGCGGGAACAGTGGTTCTGGTTTAAGACCTGGACAAGGTAGTTTTGCTGGTGCACTTGAAGAAGGCATACCAGACTATACTCGTGACCCTGCAGCGTTTAACGCTTGGGCTGCACGAAATGGTCTTGGTAAGAATGTCGGACTTAAGGGTATGAAAGTTTCAGCAACATCGTCGGCTCCAAGTCGTAAAATACTCTAAAATATGCCAACTAAAGGAGAATTATAATGGCTTATGTATTAGGCGGTCCAAATAACGAAGCAGATGGCTTCACAACCGCAATCGCATCTTTCGCACTCCGTGCTATGCACGAATCAATCGGTCTTGTCAACATGACCAATGTTGTAACACCAACACAAGGTAACGAGTTCCTCGTACCTAACTTTGCACCAATCACTTATCAGGATTACAATGCTAACAGCACTGCTGGTACTTGGGGCACAGGTAACGCAAACGTCCAGAACCCTTCACTTGGACAGGGTTCTATCACAGCAACTCCAGCAGTTGCTTCAACTGCGTTTGATATCTTCTACGGCTGGACCACTTCGTTCCAGTTGGCTGCTACTCTTGGTGGTGAACTTGGCGAATCATTCGCAGAAAAAGTTGACCAGCGTGTAACTGCTGCTTTTGAAGATTTCAAATCAACTGTAAGCAATACCTTCTACCCAACTTCAGCAGACGGCTTTGACCGTGTATTGCAACTTGGTGCTATGGAACTTCTTGCATCAGGTGTAAACGCAACTAGTGCAGTTGCTGGCTTCACCTCAACCGAAGTTCTTGAACTTGTTCGCAATGTTAAGCAGAACTTCAAGGTTGCTCGTATGCCAGGTGCTCCTGTCATTGTACTTGACTCAAACGGCGATGACGGCGTAGTTGGTTCTACCCTCACTCGTTTGCTAGGTGAA